TCGGTACAGATGACGAAATGACAAGTCTGGCACTGGGCCTACATAATAAACTCTCGAAGCAAGGTGTAAACCTGCAGAGTGATGAATACTACGAGGCAATAGATACTCGTATGCGGCAAGTCTTCCCAGAGAATTTTGAGGAAGAAATTGCAAAACCAGAGGCTGAAAAGCCAAAACGACAAGCTAATGTGGTTGCACCCGCTACGCGGAGCATAGCACCTAAAAAGGTGAAATTAACGCAAACACAGGTAGCTATAGCGAAGAGGCTAGGAGTGCCGATAGAATTATACGCCCAAAAGGTTGCAGAAGAAATGAGGAAAGAAAATGGCTGAAAATCGAATAAACAGAGAACTTGAAACCCGTGAGAAAACACCACGTAAAAAGTCTTGGCAACGTCCTGAAGTTTTACCTTCACCGACACCTGAAGCTGGATACGCATACCGTTGGATACGGACAAGTAATCAAGGACAGATTGATCCCACGAATGTTTCTTCAAAATTACGTGAAGGTTGGGAACCTGTAAAGGCTAGTGACCATCCAGAAATAACATTAGTTACTATAGAGAACGAAAACTTTAAAGATAACGTTATTATTGGTGGTTTAATGCTGTGCAAGGCTCCGCAGGAATTAGTAGAAGAGCGTACCGATTACTACAAACAGCAAACGGACAATCAAATACATTCTGTAGACAACAACCTCATGCGAGAGAACGACCCTAGAATGCCCTTGTTTCACGACAGGAAATCTAAGGTTACTTTTGGAAAAGGCAATTAATATAGATCAAAGGAGAATTGGATATGGCTTATCCAACTATAGATGCCCCTTATGGGCTTGTTCCCGTTGGCTTGATTGGTGGCCGTCCTTTTACAGGTGCTACTCGACAAATGAAAATAGCTAGTAACTACGGCACAGCTATTGGAAAAGGCGATTTAGTAAAGCGTGTAAATGACGGAACTATTGAGCGTGATGGAAGTACATCAGCGTTACCAGCTACTGGCACATTAGGTGTCTTCATGGGATGTCAGTATACTGACCCAAATACGAATCAGTTAACATTTAACAATCAATATCCTGCTAGCATTGTTGCTAGTGATATTCATGCGTTTGTTGCTGATGATCCTGACTTGATAATGAAAGTAGCTATATGCTCTTCAGGTACAACAATGGCAACATTGGGAAGAACTGTGATTGGTAATAAAACAGCTCTCATTAGTAATACACTAAATACTACTAATGGAAGTTCGAAGTTAGCTGCTAATAATAGTGTGGCTACAACTTCTACATTGCCACTTCATATTATTGATGTAGTTGATAGCACAGCGACTGGAAGCGATACCTTTCAAGAACTGCTAGTTATATTTAGCACACATACTGATAATGGTAGTAACGTGTTCATTGGTGGACATGCCTATCGTAATCCAGTTGGCATATAGAGGAGATAAATAATGGCTATTTCACGCGCACAACTCCTTAAAGAACTACTTCCTGGCTTGAACGCATTATTCGGTTTAGAGTATGCAAAGTACGGTGAGGAACATGCAGAAATTTTTGAAGCAGAAACTTCTGATCGTTCTTTTGAAGAAGAGACTAAACTATCAGGCTTCTCCGCAGCACCAGTCAAAGACGAAGGCTCTGCCATCGAATACGACAATGCTCAAGAGGCTTTCACAGCTCGCTACAATCATGAGACAATCGCAATGGGCTTTTCAATTACTGAAGAGGCTATTGAGGATAACTTGTATGATTCTCTATCATCTCGTTATACTAAAGCGCTTGCTCGTGCTATGGCGTACACAAAACAGGTTAAAGCAGCTTCTATTTTGAACAATGCTTTTGATTCTGGCACAACTTATGGAGATGGAGTGGAGCTTTGTTCTACTGCACACCCATTAGTTTCAGGCGGAACTAACTCTAACGAACCTGCAACTGCAGCTGACCTAAACGAAACTTCTTTAGAAGCAGCTATCATTCAGATTGGAAACTGGACAGACGAGCGAGGGCTTCTTATTGCAGCTAAAGCCCGTAAGTTGGTTATCCCTTCTGACCTACAATTTGTGGCAACTCGTTTGCTCCAGACTGAAGGAAGAGTGGCAACTGCAGATAACGACCTCAATGCGATTCGTAGCATGAGTTCTGTTCCTGAAGGGTTCGCGGTTAATCACTACTTGACCGACACAGACGCATGGTTCTTGATGACAGATGTGCCTAACGGTCTTAAACACTTTACACGTAGCCCAATGGCAACATCTATGGATGCTGACTTTGATACAGGTAATAGCAGATATAAGGCTAGAGAGAGATACTCTTTCGGTGTATCAGATCCACTAGGAATCTTTGGCTCACCAGGAGCTTAAAAAAATTAAGGGGGCGACTTGCGGGTTGCCCCTTTTTACTTTATACTAAATTCACCTTGACAGTTACATGGTGTAGCTGACAGTAGCCAAGACAAGGAGATTAACATGGCTAATACAACGTTTAACGGGTCAGTCCGTTCCGAAAACGGATTTATACAAGTTACTAAGAGTGCGATAGGCGCTTTTACTAATAATTTTACAGTTAATTCTTCAGGAAATGTAACTAATACAGCAGGAGGCCACTTACAGTACGCAGCTGCTACAGGTTATGGCCCTGCCGATTTGATTGTCGGCAAAGGTGGTAGTCAGTACGGAACTGTAAACCCTTACGCAGAAAGTTCAACACAGCTGTTTCCTCTGGGTGCTATGCTTGTGTATGGTAATAATGTATATCGTTATGGCTTGAATGGCGGTTCTGGTATTACAGCGGGAAAACTTGTTGCACATCAAGCTCAAGATTCAAACCATTTAAACATGACCGCAACCGCTGCAGTAAGTGCTGGTGAAACCGCTATTTCAGTTGAAACAGGTGGTAATGATCTAACACTAAATGAGTATGCAGATGGGTATCTTTATGTAAATGACGTTAATGGTGAAGGTCAGACAATGAGGGTAAAATCTAACCCCGCACATGACCATTCAGACGATCCTAGCGTTGTTATAACAACTTATGATCCATTAGTGACTGCATTGACCACAAGTTCTCAACTTTCTTTAATCCATAACCCATACTCGCAAGTTGTTGTTGCTCCTACGGCAGAAGCAGGTGCTGTAGTTGGGGCGACTCTTATTGATATGACAGCTGATTACTATGGTTGGTTTACAGTAGCAGGCCCACAGGCGTTGTTGACAGAGGGAACTTTGGTTCTTGGACATAACTGCATGAGATCAGATTCTACAGCAGGAGCTGTTGAGCCAAGTTCAGGATCAACACTTGTTAATATTGGTCAAGTTATGGTTGTTAATGCCACTACGGAATATTCTCTTGTTTGGATGAATCTACAAATCTAATTAATCAGGTGGGGTGAAAGCCCCACTTCCCAAAATAGGAGATTAATATGGGACTTTCAGACGTACAAGCGCTTACCATAAACGATGAGAATGCTTCTGATGACGATAGGCTAGTCACTGCGGCTAGACCTGATACTTCTGCAACAATGGCTAATACTACTTTTGCTGGCGGTGCAGCTAGAAATGTTATAGTTACAACCACAGGCACAGGAGACAATGCTAAAACTTGCACTATTACAGGCACAGATGTGTTTGGAGATGCAATGACAGAGGTTATTACTTCTACAAGTTCTGCCGAAGCAGTTGCAGGGACAAGTTTGTTTCTAACTGTAACCGCTGTGGAATGTTCTGCACAATATGCGGCTAATATAAAAGTAGGTTCAGGCACACTTTGCGCTCAAGCCGTGCTTGGAAGTAATAGAGTACGATTAAAAGGTATGTCTATAACTTCTGGTGGCACAGCAGGAGATGTCGAGTTTATAAACGGTGCGCCAGAGGATGGCACAACACTGTTTAAGTCACGAACTATAGGAACGGCTAACACGGTTATTGACAGAACTATACCCTCAGAAGGTGTTGTATTTACCAACGGTTTATCTATCAAATACACTTTAGATGTTGCTGATATGATAACAATTTTTCATGCGTGAATACTACAAGAAGGGACGTAAAGTCCGTAAAGATACGGGCATGAAGGGTATGTCTATTAAAAGTGGGGACAAGCGACCCACTAAATCTGGTGCAGGTATGACTGCTAAAGGCGTTGCTAAGTATAGAAGAAATAATCCTGGGTCTAAATTGCAGACTGCGGTTACTGAAAAGAAACCTACGGGTAAAAGAGCGTCTAGGAGAAAGTCATATTGCGCTAGAAGTGCAGGGCAAATGAAAAAGTTCCCAAAAGCTGCAAAAGATCCAAATAGTCGTTTACGACAAGCAAGAAGAAGATGGAGATGCTAGATGGCAATAACTCGCGCACAGATGGCAACTCAAATTAAAAACCCGCCCAATAAAGCCTCAAGGCTTTCCCAGAAGAGGAAACGGGCAGCTGCAAAGGAGAGAGAAAAGAAGGATGGCGTATCTACAAAGTAATATACCGTATTTTAAAGCATGGATAAGAAGAGAATATACAAAGAATTTTATGGACTACCAAGGAGAGTTTTTGCACGCTATGGTGATTGCAGTAACAACAATGCCGAATAGATGTCTCAGTTTTCAAGTAGTTTTTACTGGCTGTGAGTCTGATAACACGGATGAACCAAATGTTCATGGTGGCGCTATGTGGGCAAGAATGCCCATAACTGCCTTGGTTGCTGATGTGTTTTATGAAGAATGGCCTGCACCTATGCCAACACATGTGACACAGCCTTGGGATTGTATGTCACACGACCACTCAGTTTACGTATTAAACAGGGCAACTCCTGCTCCTTGGATAGCCAAAGTCGATGGAGAGTTCTACCCTGCAAAATACTATTTTACTGTTGATTATACAAACAGTGAAGTAGCAGATGATCCTGCCCAGCATAAACAAAGTCATGTTCTTGAGTTGTTAGACGCAGGAGAATATACAGGTAACATAGTTGCGTTACCAAACAATCGGGTTCGTGTTACACACCCTGCGTGGTTTGAAACTGGAGAAGGCGCACCAGACTTTAGACCGAATCAAAATATTTTTCATTCTAAACAGGATCACGAATACGTTTGGGACACCCAACGTGTTTTTAATAATCTATATAAAGAGGAGCAAGAAGATGGCAAAAATGAAGATGGTTAAGGATAAAGACGGGAAAATGGTTCCTGAATTTGCCGCAGATGGTAAAGGTAAGATGGCTGCGGGTAAAATGGTAAAGAAGAAAGGCATGGCAAAAGGCATGGCTGCGGGTAAAATGGTAAAGAAGAAAGGCATGGCAAAAGGCATGGCTGCTGGCAAGATGGTTAAAAAAGGCATGGCAAAAGGTAAACAAGTTAAGAAAATGATGGCTGGGGGTAAAACCAAAAAAGGTTACTCTAAGGGTAAACTTGTTGGAAATCAGGCTAAACTAGATAAAAATAAAGATGGTAAGATTTCTGGAGAAGATTTTAAAATGATGTCTGGTGGCGGTATGATGAAGAAAAAAGGCTATGCTGCTGGTAAGATGGTCAAAAAAGGTATGGCAAATGGCGGTAAAGCTAAGAGCATGGCAAAAGGTAAAGCCAAGGTTCGTGGTTCAGGTATAGCCAAAAAAGGTGTAAGACCTGCTAAGATGAGGTAGTTATGCGTAGATATTATAAAAAAGGCGGTAAGATTTGCCCATCAGGTAAAGCGTGGGCAAAACGCACTTTCGATACGTATCCCAGTGCTTACGCTAATATGGCTGCTTCTAAATACTGTAAAGACCCTAACTATGCAAAAGGGGCTAAAGGAAAGAAGAAGAAAAAGTAATGGGCGCTCTTAAAGATTGGGTTAAACAAGACTGGGTTCGTATTGGCACGGACGGCAAAATTAAAGGTAAGTGTGGGACTTCTAAAGATAAAAAGAACCCAGACAGGTGTCTGCCAAGAAGTAAAGCCAGTAGTTTAAGCCAATCGCAAAGGGCGGCTACTGCTAAGAAAAAGAAACGAGCAGGAGCAAAAGGGAAAACAGTAGTAAAAAATACAAAACCTGCTACAGTAAAAATGCGTGTAGGCGGGCTTGCAAGGAGAAGAAGACATGGATGAAAAAGAAACTGAAGAAGAACTACGGGAAGAATTTTTTGAAGGTCCATATTCTGACTCTCAAAGTTTTGACCAATTTCTTTTAAGTAGAGGTAGAAGAGATTTAATAAAAACAGGCAAGGGTAAAGGTGAGACTATCAAACTTAAAGGTGGTGGTCTTGCTAGACGTAAGAGGAGCGTAGCACGAGGTTGCGGTGCTATAATGGAAAATAGACGCAAAAAGACTTTATATACATAAGGAGATAATTATGGCGCATTTAAAAATGGTTCAAGTAGGCACGGATGTTCACGACAACCCTGTTTACAATGTTGTGGACGAAAACGATAAACTTGTAAAAACTACTATATTTACCGAAGCAGAGGCACTAGCAATGATATCTGGGGTTGAAGCTGAAGCAGCTCCTGTTGAAGAAGCAGAAGAGATAATTGAAGAAGTAGAAGCAGTTATCGAAGAAGTAGAAGAAGTTATTGAAGGAGTAGAAGAATCTAGTGACGTGCCTGATTATGGAAGCATGACCAAAGTACAGCTAGAAGCTCTTATGAGAGAACATGGTATAGAATTAGACAGACGTAAGTCTAAAGGTGACCTATTAGAGCAGGTCGATGGCTATTTTAAAGGGTATTTTAGTATATAGGAGCTAAAAAATGGCTACAGAT